AAATGTTCGGTTCTATAACGAAGAGCACGAAAAACCCTATTCATATTAAGAGCTCCGGGCCGAACTCCTTGGTTACCAATCAAACCCGGCATTATAATCCTCCAGTATTCCTCGGTCTAGGATACATTGTCTCAGTTGAGTCAACACCTTTAACGTTCTTCATCCAGTTGACATCACCAGTCCATGGGTTAGCGTTGTAAGTAGTTGTTTTAATACTGAGACCAAGTTTCATAATTAATTGTTGTTCAGCTAATTCTTTGAAATGTATATATTGGTCATTCTCATAATAAACAGCTAAATCACCAACTTGGATTCGTTCTATTCCTACACCATTCTGTGCCATGGAAGATAAATAACATGTGTAATACATAACTGCATTATCATAAGTATTGTTACTATTTAAAGTAAATGTAGTGCCTGTATTTTCAGCAAACCATTCAGCAGAAATATTAGCTAAAATATCTAATGTATCGTTATCTAACTCTTCTTGCTCAATGCCCGCTAACAAACGGACTCTATTACGGAATGTTGCATTCCATGAAATACTTACCGGCATTAAATTACTCCCATCATCATAGCTCCACTACCTGTAGCAGCGGTTACAACGATACCTACCCACCATCTCATTTGGGCCTTTATGTCATTCTCCCATTGTTCATGGTGATGTAAGTGGTTGGTAAAGAGAGTCTCAAACTTCTCCATCCGGTTGAATACCGTTTTAATTCGTTCATCCACACGGATTAGAAGTTCGTCGCGCTCCTGCACCTTCATATATAATTTAACCCCGTTCTTGTATTTAAAGCTTTCCTCATAATTGCACCCACACTGGCCAATAATAGTTAGTTCCACTAACAGTTGCGTAACAATATCCTTGTGGAGCGAAACCATTACCTGCCATATCGAACATTTCAACTGGTGCACCACTTATCCATGTAACTGGAGCAGCACCCATTAATGGAGAACCACCTGCACCTGCTTGACTGATAGTAGTACCTCCACCACCACCACCACCTGATGCTCCTGTAGTTCCCTGTGAACCTTGTGAACCATTTGAACCACCAGCTCCTTGAGTTCCACCAGCTCCTTGAGTTCCTGTTGTACCTTGAGTTCCTGCACCAGTAGCTCCTTGTGAACCTTGACTTCCTGTACCTCCAGAACCAGATGTACCTTGAGCTCCTTGAGAACCTGTTCCTCCGTTATTACCTCTAATACCTTGCGTACCTTGAGCACCGGGGTCACCGGGTGGTCCTTCAACACCTTGTCCACCTACTGTACCTTGAGTTCCTGCACCTGTAGTACCTTGTGTACCTGTAGTACCTGTAGTACCTTGTGGTCCTGTGTTTCCTATTGGTCCTCTAACTCCTTGTATACCTTGAGCTCCTTGAGAACCTGTTGCACCCTGAGTACCTTTATCTCCTGATACAGAAAATGCTACAGTAATTCTTTCACCATTACTGAAAGGTGGATTACCTGACCCAACTAATGGAACAACCTCTATCCTGAAATAACCTGTTTGTTCAGAAATTGCTGTTACGTGGAACGAAGCATATGACGAATCACTACTATCAGCAGATTGTATAACTAAAGTACCTTTGATTGTACTTGAAGAATCATCCCACGTACGCATCCATGCTTGTTGGTCATTACCATCTTCATCATCATCGTCAATCATTAATCTGCCAATACTACTGAAAGTAGCGTTGTCAAATCTAATGTCCCCTGCACCGGGGTCGGAATCAGTAGTAGAAGTATCGAAGGTCCATGGTGTTCCACCTCTATCACCAGAACCATCAGTTCCTTGAGTTCCTGTTGTACCTTGTGAACCTGTTCCACCACTAGAACCAGCAGTACCTTGAGAACCAGTATTACCATTATTTCCTTGAGTACCAGTTGTACCTTGAGAACCAGTAGCTCCATCAGTTCCTTGACTACCGTTACTTCCGTCAATACCTTTAATACCTTGAGTTCCCTGAGATGCACTACCACCAGATATACCTTGAGCACCTTGTGAACCAACACCTCCTAATTCTCCTCTTATACCTTGAGTTCCTTGAGTTCCATCTGTTCCTTGTGTACCAGTTGTACCTTGTGTTCCTGTAGTTCCCTGAGTTCCTGTAGTTCCCTGAGTTCCTGTAGTACCTTGTGTACCTGTAGTTCCTTGTGTACCAGTTGCTCCTTGAGTTCCAGTTGTTCCTTGTGTACCAGTTGCTCCTTGAGAACCAGTATTACCTGTAGTACCATCAGTACCTTGAGTTCCAGTATCTCCCTTTATTCCTTGAATTCCCTGTGCGCCTGTAGTACCTTGTGCGCCCGTTGTACCTTGAGATGCACTACCACCAGATGTACCTTGTGTTCCTGTAGTTCCCTGAGTTCCTGTAGTTCCCTGAGTTCCTGTAGTTCCTTGTGTACCAGTCGTTCCTTGTGTTCCAGTAGTTCCTTGAGTTCCAGTTGTTCCCTGTGTACCAGTTGCTCCTTGGCTTCCTGTATTACCAGTATTTCCGTCAGTTCCTTGTGTACCCGTAGTTCCTTGAGAACCAGTAGTTCCATTATTTCCTTGAGTACCTGTAGTTCCTTGTGCTCCATCTGTTCCTTGAGTACCATTTGTACCTTGTGTACCATCTGTACCTTGTGTTCCTGTGGTTCCTTGTGTTCCATCTGTTCCTTGTGTACCTGTTGTACCTTGGGTTCCAGTATCACCAGTATCTCCTTTAATACCTTGAACTCCTTGAGCACCAGTATCACCGTCTGTTCCCTGAGTACCAGTTGCACCTTGAGCTCCCGTATTACCAGTAGTTCCTTGGGTTCCATTTGTTCCTTGTGTACCAGTAGTTCCCTGTGTACCTTTATCACCAGTTCTACTAAAGTCTAAAACTATCCTTTCACCATTACTAAATGGTGGATTGCCTGAGCCAACTAATGGAGTAACATCTATCTTAAAATAACCTGATGCCTCACTAACTCCTGTTACTTGCATCGATGCATATGATGTATCACTGCCATCAGCAGACTGTATGATTATAACACCTTCGACTGTACTAGATGAATCATCCCATGTCCTCATCCACGCTTGTTGGTCGTTACCGTCTTCGTCGGTGTCGTCTATAAATATTTTTGAAACACTACTGAATGTAGCATTGTTAAACCTAATATCCCCTGAACCGGGGTCTGAATCACTGGTAGAAGTATCGAATGTCCATGGTGTTCCTCCACGATAACCTGTAGTTCCTTGAGCACCTTGAGCTCCTGTATTACCTTGTGAACCACCTGTAACTGTACCATCTGTACCTTGTGTTCCTGTGGTTCCCTGTGTTCCTATAGGTCCTTGAGTACCTTGAGCTCCTTGAGTTCCTGTTGTACCTTGTGTACCTGTAGTTCCCTGAGTTCCAGTAGTTCCTTGTGTACCTGTAGTTCCTTGAGTTCCATCTGTTCCTTGTGTACCAGTTGTACCTTGAGTTCCTGTTGTTCCTTGGGTTCCATCTGTTCCTTGTGTACCTGTTGTACCTTGGCTTCCAGTATCACCAGTATCTCCTTTAATACCTTGAATACCTTGTGCCCCCTGTGTACCTGTAGTTCCTTGAGTTCCAGTAGTTCCTTGTGCACCATCTGTTCCTTGAGTACCATCTGTACCTTGTGTTCCATCTGTTCCTTGAGTACCTGTAGTTCCTTGTGTACCTGTAGTTCCTTGAGTACCTGTTGTACCCTGAGTTCCATCTGTTCCTTGTGTACCAGTAGCTCCATCAGTTCCTTGTGTTCCCGTAGCTCCTTGTGTACCATCTGCACCTTGAGTTCCTACAGCTCCTTGAGTTCCTGTAGCCCCTTGTGTACCTATAGTTCCCTGTGTACCTTGAGTTCCTGTTGTTCCTTGAGTTCCGTCTGTCCCTTGTGTTCCATCGGTTCCTTGAGTACCTGTAGTTCCTTGTGTACCAGTTGTACCTTGTGTTCCATCTGTTCCTTGGGTTCCATCTGTTCCTTGTGTACCAGTAGCTCCTTGTGTTCCAGTAGTTCCTTGAGTACCTGTTGTACCCTGTGTTCCGTCTGCACCTTGAGTTCCTGTTGTACCTTGAGTACCTGTAGTTCCTTGTGTACCAGTTGTACCTTGTGTTCCATCTGTTCCTTGAGTTCCATCTGTTCCTTGTGTACCAGTAGCTCCCTGAGTACCTGTATCACCAGTGTCTCCCTTTATACCTTGAATACCTTGACTTCCTTGTGTACCATCTGTTCCCTGAGTTCCCGTTGTTCCCTGCGTACCCGTAGCACCCTGAGAACCAGTTGTACCTTGTGTACCATTTGTACCTTGTGTTCCTGTGGCCCCTTGTGTACCATTTGTACCTTGTGTGCCTACAGCTCCTTGAGAACCTTTATCTCCAGTTTGAACAAAAGTAATTACACAATCATCACCATTAGAAAAACTACCATTATGGTCTACATACTGAACTTGGACTTCTTCGTAGGCTGATACTCCTGTTCCTCCACCTACATTAGCACCAGTTATATCTAAGTCTACCCATTTAGTAGAATCATCTGTTTTAAATATTCTTAAATGACCGCGTGTACTGCTATCACCATCATCTAAAGCATCATTCCATGCACTAACATCAACAGAATTAATATCGAAATCTGAAATCCCTACTTTAGAAATTAAAGCGTAATTAGGTACACCTCCTCCACCGGGTAATGCTAGATTAAATCCAAAATTAGTTGACCCCGGTGAGCCAGCAGTAATGTCAAAACTGCTGTAATTAAATTCTTGGCTATTACCACCAAAAAGACCTTGCTTTCCTTGCGTTCCTTGAATTCCTTGCGTTCCTTGCGTTCCTGTCGTTCCTTGCGTTCCTGTCGTTCCTTGAGTACCAGTAGCTCCTTGAGAACCTTGAATTCCTGTAGTTCCTTGAGAACCTTGACTACCAGCAGTTCCTTGTGTTCCTGTAGTACCAGTAGTACCTTGTGTTCCTACAGCTCCTTGAGATGCAGTAGCTCCATCAGTTCCTTGTGCACCCTGTGCCCCTTGTGCACCCAAAGCACCTTGAGTCCCTTGACTGCCTGATTGAACTTTAGACAAGACCCAATTCTTGGTTGCGGTTCCGATTTCTCTACTTTGTAATTCTTTTCTTAATTGTCTACTGGGCATTGGAACTCCTCACAAGGAACATGTGAAAATATATAGTGGAGGGATTAAGGCTCCCTCCGAGCCTATCTTAATTTAATTAAACAATAATCTAAACTAAGTATCTAACCTGAAGCACCGTTGATGAAAATACATCCAACTTCTGGGCGTATAATCTTCAAACCGTATCTCATAGACATGTATGAACCAACAATTCCAAATCCGGGATTTGCTTCTTCAACTGTCAATGGTCTTCTTTCTACATAAACCATAGGTTTAGTTCCCAAATCGAATACTGCGAATCGAGTTGAAGGAACCCATGCGTTTACAACAACTGTTAAACCGTAGATGCTTCCTACGACTCCTGTTCTTGCAGTCTCAGAGACTGGTGAACCGGGCATCATAGCAGCGGTCGTTGGGTTTTGAGCTGCACCAGCTTCTCCTTGTCCTGCTGTGAAAGCAGTTACGAAGTCACCGAGGTCCAATAAGGACTTGTAGTGAGCTGGGGAAATGAACAAGTGAGTTGCAGTGTATCCACGTGCACCTACTCTGTCAATTCCTTGTGTTATGTCAGAAAGAGCGAGGTTTCCAGCAGTGTCGCCAGCTGCACGAACGTAGGAGTTTCGTATTAATCTTGTGGAACTTTCGTTACCATAAGAGTTTACACGTGAACTTCCGCTGTCAATGTCTGCGGCTACGATTCCAGTTCCGTAGAATCCAGAGTATGGATTGCTTGCGAAAGTGGTGATTGCTGATTCTGCTGTAGTTTCGTCGATTTGGATGGTTCCAAATGTTGAGTTAGCTGCGTGAGCACCGAAGACGACTTTCACAACATTGTCTGTCATGTGTCTGTCTACAGCTCTTCGAGCTTCATTCAAAGCCATTTCTACTTCGTTGAATCTTGAATCTTCAATCATTCTGCGGGTTACACCTACTGCTATACCCCATTCTTTCACAGAGATACGCTCGGAGCGTAGCTTTGTGTGTTGGTATTGCGGGGTGGTTCCCTCGTCAATTTGTTCTAGCTTCATGCTAGGTCTGTTCAAAGTAATATCAATATTACCCCCTGTGTCAGTAGTCATTGATTCTGCAAAGAATTGCATTACTGGAAGGTCTGTGACCTTGTAGTCCATTATTGCGTCTTTATAATCAATCAATACTCTTTCACCGAGTCCGCCGTTGACGGACCCTGTGTTCAGGGTTGTTAGTATACCGGGTGTTGCATCAACCATGTTAATCTTCTCCTAAGTATTTAACCCCACAGGACCAATTGTAATGAGGCTGCACCTGAGTGCGCACCGCTTGGGTCGATGTAGGTTCCTACAGCGACGGATGAAGCGCTTGCTTGTCCAAGGTTACCGTCAGCTAATGTAGCTACACCGTCTCCTCTTCCTACAGTTCCAGATACGTACATGTTTAATACAATACCTTTTCCTGTTATTACGCTTGCTATGTTTCCAGATGCGGCGTCAGTAAAAGCGACTCCAACAGGCATAACATTATCTGCTGATGCTATTGTGTCTACTTCTCCATCTCCACCCATTTGAAGGGCATATCCTGCGGTTATCGCGCTACCAGCTGTGAAAGGAATAATCCTTGCTGGTGCACCACCATCATTAACTAAAATCTCTGTTGCCATTTTTAGTTCTCCTTAATATCCTTGAGGATATTCTTGTCAAGGGTAATTCTACCATTGACCATCTTTACGGCGAATTCTCTTTCGGTTTCAGCAACTGGTGCACCTTCTGGTGCTTTACCTTTTCCGAATGAGCGCTCGACGTCTGCTTGAGGTTCTGGTATTGCTGCCAAAGCCTCGCTGAATCCAGTCAGCTTCATCTCATCCCATGCGGAGAGTTCCTCTACACGAGCATCCTTGTTCTCTTCTGGTATAGTACCAAATAAGAGTTCTTTGGATATGATTGCATCAACTGCTGCTAGTTTTCTAGCTTCTGCTTCTTCTGCGGTTCTCTTTTCTTCAGCTTCTTGGAACTTCTCTAATTGTTTTAGAGCATCCTTGTACTGTTTCTCGATTTCCTTTTTGGAAGCTTCTGCCTCTTCTAGCATTGTACGCAGTGACGCGAACTCGCGCTCGACAATGTTCTCTGCATCGGATTTCACGTTGGTTTCTTTAACTTCTTCAGTCATAATTTCTACCTCTGTTTTCCCGTCTTCACATTCACATGCTGTGTGTTCACCACCACAACCGCAGTCATGGTCGTCATCCTTAACATGTAATTCACATTCCGTTTCTATTGTACATTCTTTACAGACGGGGTCCATCGATTTATTATCGATAAAACTTACCTCCGTGGGACGTATTTTAGTGGCGAATGTATCGCCCATCACATCTACATCGTTTGAAAACCAATCGATGCTTACATGTGTCATGTCCCCGTCTTTCACTTTATCCATTGCTTCTTGACCTCTACCATGTGTATTATTAATGGTGGCCAACATTTTCACTGCTGTCTTTCCGTTATCCATCTTGATTAGCTCAGGCTCAGTAGCCATGCCGATTAAATCCTCAGCTGTTCGTTGATGGTCTATATAAATGGGGAGTTCGCTGAATTTCTCTAGACTGTCCTCCAGCATACTTCCCTCAATATAAACTTTTTGTTCTTGCCCATCTGCCTCATATTCATGAGGGCCGGACGTAATGGCGATTACGGGAAATTCCACGGTGGTTACCCCGTCGCTCTCTGTAAGTGTAAAATCCGCACTATCTTCAACAGTTAATGCAAATGACCTACGAACTGGTTCTTTGGGGGTTGTCCTTCCGAATTCCCGCTCTACGCCATTTTCCTCAGCCCAAATACTACACATATTCTGAGCTTTCTCGGTGTGATTATCAAAACCACGATTTTCTAGCGTTTTGCTAACAGTCGTTACACATTTGTCGTATGTCATTTTCTATCTCCCGTTGCGTTTGCGGACGGCTTGTTGCCTCGGTTTTGTGCTCTCGCACTTTCTTCCTTTTTATCTGTATCCTTTCCACCAGATACATTTGCGTTCTTACTACTCTTAGTAGGTTTAACTTCAGCTCTTCCTTCTGTAGTTATTTCTTCTACTTGATTCTCTAACACTTCTGCCCCTTCAGGGTCAAGACCTCTCTCTTCCCTTACTTCACCGGGCGACAACACTCCTTCAGACAGATAAATCATATCAGTCTTTGCTTTAGTAAACGCATCTTCTACATTGATTTGCCTAAACTTAAACTTAGCTTCACCACTTTCTAATTGTGGTAATAGCTGAGCATTTAGGGCTCCTTCAATCATTGTTTGTAAGTATCTAACATAAGGCTCAAAAATAGGTCGAGCCTTTTCTGGGTCAGTCCACATTGTCCTTGGCACTTTAAGCGCCATGTGGATTTTGTCTAATATATCATCGGTATATTTACCATATTCGAATGCTCTTTGTGTGCCCTGCAATTCTTTGATAACTATATCGTTACCATGAATAATATCTTCACCGGGCTCTAATCCATTAAAAGCACTAACTATCTCATTAATTTTATCTGGACCATATGGCATATCTGGTAGACCACATGATATATCAAAACGTGATGTAGCATATTTATTTAGAGCAGCTCCTATGTCTCGCTCTGCATAATCTTTTAAATCTACTAAATAGAGAATAGGATGAATATCGCTTAATCCATAAGCATAGTCATCAAATTCATTATTTTTAAGTTCTATTATCTCATCGGCTTCAAATCTAACATTTTCTTTATCAGCGCCTGTATCTTGATAATAATACATTATTTGTCCATGTTCGTCGCGTTGCACATACATATTCTGAGAAGACCTTACGACTAAATTGTCGCCTGTCCACTCCATATATCCTGTTCCAAAAATACGTGCATTCCTTACCCACGCATATAGAGTCTGCTCTATATTTATATCCCTAAACATTTCTTCCACTTCTTGTCTTAAGTCGTCATGTTCAGTTACTATATCAAAATTATCTTTGACTGCGTAAAAACAAGGAAGGTCGATTAATCCTCGAACTATTGGGTCAGACAAATA